TTTATTAATTGTTCTAATATATCAGTTGTATCTATTTTTGGGAATTCAACTGGGATTTCTACAGATGTAACTCTTTGTTGCTCCTTCTTAAACTTATCAATTACTTTTTTCTTGTATAAAGCACCAATATCTTTTTTTACATTTTCTGCAAGAATAAAAGCTACTTCTATAGGTACTCTTTGTGTTCTTTGTAACCTTTCAGCTGCAATTTTTTTCTCTAAAGATTTTGCCTCTCTTTCTAATGCATTTGCACGTTTTTTACTTTCAGATTCTGCTGTTTTAGTTTCCTTATTTGAATCTTTTAATTCTTTTACTTGTTGTCGAGTCTTCTCATTAATCTGAGAAATTCCTAAAACAACAGGATCAAGCTGCTTTATATATGTGTCAGTTTCTGAATTGAGTTCTTTAATTTGCGATTGTAATTCTGATACTGTTTTTGCATTATTATTAAACGCAATAAGTGCTGCTTGTTGTGCTGTCACAGAACCAAAGCCAGTTAAAATATTTTCTTGATTTACATTATTTAATTCTTTTGCACTATCTATATATCTTTTATTTGCCTTGTCGAGTTTTATTCTAAGTTCTGCAATCTTAGTTTCATTTGCAGTCAGTGCTGCAGTTATCCCTGCCTCCTGAACCTTCAAACGAACCGATTCTGCCCTTAATTTACTATTGGCAGCTATAAGTATGTTTTATTCGTTAGTGAGCGCATTTTCGTCTTTAATACCAGCTACAACATCAGGAGCAACTTTCTTTAATTCACCATAGGCAGCAAGTCTATCTGCTTGAGGCTTTTTATTATCAAGTAAAGTCTTTGTAAGAATTGCAACCTTCGCCTCTTCTGCAGCTGCACTACCAGCTGCTTCATATTGTGCTTTATTTAATTTTATTTGTTCTTTTGTCAATGGTTGACCAACTCCTATAAGTGCATTAAAAGCATCACCCAATGACCCATATTCTTGAACTAATGTAGTTACTATAGATGTGACAGCACCAAAAGCAAAACCAATACCAGATGGGCCGATTAATGCACCACCTAAATTCTTTAACGCACCACCAACCCCACCAGATTCTTTACTTAATGCACCAAACTGATCAACAAGTATAGGAAGATTATTCTGAATCGCAATAAATCCGAAAGGCAAATCCCTTACAACACCATTTAGTCCTGTTAATGTGTTTTGTGCTTTTTGTGCTGCTTGTGGGAGTTCTTTTAACCCTTTGCCTGATGGTATATCAACCCCAACCGCTTTTAGATTCTTTAAGGATTGCTCAAGGTCTTCAACGTATTTATTAGCTTGTATTAAATCATCACCAAGAGCAGTCTTAACCGCTGCACGTGCATTCTTTAACTCAGCCTCAACTTCTGTGATGGATTTTGTGAATGAGGAAACATCCGCACCAAGCCGAAATATAAAATCTTCATTCATTTACTTAATCGTTTAAAGATTTCTCTCATGTCCTCTTCACTCATTCCTTGCTTTTCATCGCCTGGCAACTCCCAAAGTGCTTCAGGCGATTTAGGTGCAGTTTTTGGATCACCCATTAACCGAACCATTGTAAACATCAAAAGCCTTGTCTGTCTATAGGTATCCACTTGCTTATCTTGATAGCCATTGAGCATAAGGCTAAAATGCCTTGGACTCATGGCGTAAAAAGACTCAGGAAGTAGACCTATTTGCCCGAAGGCAAAGGCTTCGATTTCTTCGAAGGTGTAGTCTTTTTTTTTGCTTCAGGTTCTAAGGCTTTCTGCACAAACTGATTGTTTGTCCATAGTTCCAAAATTGCTTTCACTTGATTCATCGCCTCATCATTAGTGAGGTTCTGTTCAAGCCACTCAGCAAATACCTCAAAGCTATAATCAGGTTCTACATCCTTGATTAAGCAGTTATTGAAATAACCGCTATAAAGTATATGTGCTATGCCTATTTCGTTAATGTCTGCACCTTGATGGGTTTTACCTTCTACAAGTTTAGTAGATAGGTACCTATAAGATGCCATTCCGAATTTAAGTCCAATTTTAGTATCGTTTAAAGTTAAAGTGCAATAGTTCATAATTAAGCAATTACATCAAGAGTACCAGTAGATTGAATTGTGCCTGAGAAGTTGATAAATTCTGTAGTGCTTTGGTTCATAGTAAGGTCTGTGATATAACCAGCAAATTGATGGTAATAAACAGTTCCTACTGATGAACCTGTAACAGTTGGGTTCTGAACCCTCACAGTTACCTGAGTTTTGTTAACCATCGCAGACAATAAGTCCTCATAAGAAACTTGAGCAACTGTTGGAGCAGTTTCACAAATAGCATCAAAGTCAACAGTCATCTGAGGCTCTGAAGGTGAAGTCAAAACACCGCAATTGGTTTGCTCTGTTGTAGCATCCATTGTTGTGTTTACTGAAGATGTACGCAGACATACAAGGTTCTTATATGATGAACCACCAGCTACATCTATTTCTACGTTTTGGAGTGATCCTAAAATCTGACCCATTTTACTTTATTTTTGATTTACTAAATTACTTATTGTTATTATCTTTCTGGCTACAAAATTATCGCCATTTTGCAAAGGTAAGTATTGTGAGGAAGTTCTTGCTGTTGGGAATACCTCAAAGTCTGCATCATCGAACCCATCCACCGCAGTATCAGGAATAAGGATATTAAGTATTTGCCCTGCGATATTGTCAACTACTGCGTTATCGTAAACACGATATTGCTCAGAGAATATATCAATTACAACATCTACATTATTCCCGAATGATTGATTAGTATTAACCGCAGTCTCAGTAATAGATGAAATTACTACATAGTTTTTTGGGGTAGTGCGAAATGGTGTCTGCCCATAAACAGGAACATCCTGCCCATTGTAGGAGATGTTACCATTTAAGGCACTTACATATATCGTTCGAACGCTATTTGCTGCGTCTTTCATCTTTTAATATTTGTATTACACGCTCCTTAAATTTAGGCCAGTAAGCCAAGATTGAAGGTCTCATGTATGGTCTCGCAGGAAGATTAACTTGTCTTGCACCTTTACCTTTGTATTTCGCAGCTAATTCCTGCCAATCAGCATACTCTGGTAATTCGAACCCTTGCCCTGTTCCGAACTCAACATAAGCAGCGTATTTCTTTTGTGCCACTAATTGATAACTCAAGAATTGGTCTTTTCTTAGGCTTATTGAGGCTCTCAGCACCCCTGTATCCACTGGGCATAGATTCTTCGCACTTCTTGCCATTAGTTCTCCATGCGCAGCAAGTTCCATATCCATTTCTGACGCAACAGCATCAACTTTACCCTTATATTTTTTAAGGATATTGTTAAATGCTTTATCAGGTATTTCTATGTTGAAACCTTTCGCCATTAGATAACTACTTGTCTATATTGGTGATAGTTCAATCCTTCCCATTGTGGGTACTCTTGCATTGTCTTTTTAGGATCAGCATTGAGGCTTTTACCTATGTTTTGATAACTCCAAGCCACAAGCGTTAATATATCGTTTCTCAAATCAAATGGTATTGTACCATATCCTGCTTGGTATTCTACATTGTAAATACCCGCAGAATAGAGCCACAACTTACCACCTATCACCTCATAATCATCATTGACAGTCAAAGCCTCATTGTCATTAATTCCTTCCTTGATACTTACACTATTTACGCAAACCAAAGGAGAATAAGGTAAATCAACTACCCAAACATTTGGGATGCTACCAGTTAGTTCTATGTTGGCTGTAATTAATTTATTTGCTAATGACCTCCCTGTAAGTTTTTCGATGTGCTGCCTTGCTGCTGTAATTAGCTTGTCAATTTTAGTATCATCAGTATTATACTCAATTTCCATCCAATTCTTTGCATCAGTCCTACTTACAGGCTCTGCAACTGCATCTGCGTTTATTGTTACACTATTTATGTATATCGCCATTGTTGTACTTTTTCTTGCATGAAATCGTTGAACTTATCAAGTGCTTCTCTTGGATCATGTTCTCTGCTTCGTGCTTTCGCTTTCTTTGATGCAAGAGCATAGGTTTTTTCATCATCCAGGGCTGTGATAGCCTTAACCCAGCTTTTGACATCGTTTCGGTCTTTGATATAGATTCCAGCTTTACCACAATTTTCTTTTAATCCGTTTGCCTCAGAACTTATCACAGGAATACCGCTACACATTGCCTCTGTTGCTGTTCTACCCCATGATTCATAATCAGAAGGCATTATCAGTATTCTTGTTTGCCTATAAGCATCCAATATATTTGGATTATTCTTGATATATGTCAGATTAGGCAAATCTTGAGTGATTTGCTCATCATAAGAACCAAGAACACCAAGAAATGATTTATGTGGCATCGCTCTTGCTATATCTACAAAGACCTTGCCCCCTTTATTTTCGTTGCAGTTTATTAGTGTAATGTATTCGCTCTTCTCAGGTTCTATTTTTAAGTCGTAGTGTCTAAAGTCGCAAGGAGGCGTTATTACAAAATTAGGGAAATTGTATTGCAATAGGTCTTTTAACCAAAAAGAATTATATATGATGTGTTGCCTATGCTCTGCGTCTATAATCTCAGGGTATGGATGCGAATTATGTATTAAATGAAATACAGGCTTTCGATATAACTTCGCAGTGTGAATTGTCCATCTTGTATAATCCAAATGCGTGAATACCACATCTGCCCATCTAAACATCCCCTCAATGAGATTGGCATTAGGTGGAAATACATCTACCCCATCGAAAGTATAATTGTTTGTTATTCGATAGTGATTAGCTTGGTGTAGCAATACCCTTACATTGTGACCTTTAACTTGTAAATGTTTTACAATATGGTGCAACATATACTCTGCGCCACAATTATGCGCAGGAGGATAGAGGTGAATGCTACATAGTATATTCATTTCAGTAATTTATATAAACACCATAATGCTCATTCTTGAAGAGATTATGCATCATTGGGTATCTCTCAAGGAATATTTTATGGGTCAGATCATCTTGCCTGTGAATCTCATAATCATTACCACCTACTGCGCCTTGTGGCATCATGTACGGGATAGCGACCATCATTTTCTTATCAAGCGCATGAATCCTTGTCGTTAGCTTCTTAGCCTCAAAGAATGTCATGTGTTCAATGACATCTCCCAAAATAATGTAATCGTAAGCATGAACGTTAACATCTAAAGCATCCCTGCAAAATATATTGTTATATATCTTCTCAAGTTCAAACTGCTTTATGTAAGGCTCATAAACCTCTACACCATCAATATATTCAAAGAACCCTTTTAGCAATGTGCCGTAAGTACCACACCCTGCTCCAATGTCCAATATCGAAATGTGTGATTCAAAGTTTCTTGTCATGTGTTCAAGGAACTCTCTCTTAAAATAGTCGTAGGAATATGGCATAATTAAAAAAAGGGGAAGGTATTACACCTCCCCCAATACAACATGAAACAGGAATTATATTGCACCATAAACCGCAGCGCCTGGTTGGAACTGAAGAAGTTCGCAACGAGCCTCGCATCTGAAAGTAAGAAGGTTCTTGGTGAAATCATCTTCATTGAACTCTGTAGACCTTACAGACAGACCTGATTGCTGTGCAATGGCAAACTTTGTAGAGTCCATTACATAAATCTTAGAGGCTGTAACAAGGCTATGAGGAACAACAGGAACACCAGCGATTCTTACATTACCATTTTGGTCGATTACCATACCGCCAGGTACTGAGTAATCAGATGGTTTGGTTTTCAGAAGTCCTGCCCAACCAGCATGAGTGGTGAGAGCAAGATTAGCCGTCCAATTCAATGCACCAAGCTGAGCAAGGTAATCAATGAACTTCTCTGCGGTGTTGGCACCTGAAGATGAACCAGCAGTTGCAGAGGCTGCGATTGCGTTGAGGTAGTAAGTATCTTCAGCCTTTTGGAAGTCCTCGATAAGAGACTGCTGCAAATAAGCCTGAAGGAAAGGTAAATCATCAATCATTTGACGGCTAACTTTAGCATAACCAGCGATGAATGACAAAGCTGTGTTAACTACAGTGACGTCATAATCCACCTGAGGCTTAGCACTGCCCTCCGTCTGCTTTCCGAAGCTACCCTCACCGACAGGAGTGTTACCACGTGGGAAAGACACAGAACCTGTGCTAACAGGGATAATGTTGAATACAGAACGCAAGTGAGGATTAACAAAAGACCTCAAAGCTGGGTTGTCAACATAAGAGGTATAAACAGAACCAGTGAGGTTGTTGGAGATAGTCATTGTACCAACAGCCTTTTGGTCGAGTTCGTAAGAGAAACCTTTACCGCCATTTCTTGCAGCAGACTTAATGTCATCCCATCCTTTGGTTACTGCGTCAGCGATTGCACCTTTGATATTGTTGATATGCTCTGCGTAAGAAGTAGCAACTTTAACTTCCTCTTTAGCAGCGATTTTGCCAAGAGCAGCTTTAGCTTCAAGAACTTCTTTGCGCGCCTCTTCAAGAGACTGATTAGATTTAACAAGTTGCTCATTAACCTGAGATACCTTGTCTTCGAATTGTTTAGCAGCCTTTTCTGTGTTTACTGCTACTTCTGCTTTCATTTCAGAAAGCTTGGATGCAAGAGCATCCTCAAACTTTTTTAACTCTTCCATTTTAAATGTTTTTGATGATGTTAATAAATGATTCCACTGGCACTGATTCTTTTTGCTGCGTTGGCTCCACTGTGGTAACCTTCGTGCTATTCATCATCTCGACCATTTGGGCAAGTTGTCTAACTTTAATAAGGCAAAGATCTATTGTTTCGTCAGTCACATCTGAGTGCCTGATAAACTTCTCAAAATTACGAATTGTTTCTTTTAACTCTTCGACAGAAGTTATTGACTTCATGTTAATAACAGGAGTCGCTTCATTAGCACCCCATGCAGTAAGTGATGAACCTTCAAAAAGCATTACCTCATGGATTTCATTGGCATCATTAGACTTTTGCTCACGAAGTGTACGGAATCCAATTGAATGCTCCTTAATTAGGTCTGATTCTACCATCTTGATGAAGTCCTGCCCAAGTCTATGCTTACCGATTTGAGAGCGGTAGTACAAGCCGTATCCATCTTCTTTGAGTTCAAGAATCTTACCCAAAGGCTGAGAAGGGTCGTGATTCATTAGATGCTTAATCCTACCCTTGCCATTCGGCCCCCAATCGTCAATGCTGCGTTTAAATGCTCCTGGCATCATGATGTCACCATCAGAATCTACATTGCCGAATGCAGAGAAATAACCAGTAATAATGCCTTGTTTAGCATCTATGTCTTTTACTTCTAAACCGTTTTGTTTGTATTTGTATATCATAGCTTTTTTATTATCTATTTGTTCAAGTTTTCTTATTGCCCATTCGATACCAGCACTGCCACCCCATGCGTCATACATTAACCCGCCACACCCTTCACTATATGGAACATCTGCGTGTTGTTGATGGCGTTTGAATGATGCCATTCTTGCGATGGTGTCTCTACTTATGCGCTCTCTATTTGCTAACTGATTTGCTCTTGCCCACCCGACAGGAGTTCCGCAATCGCTTCCATTTTCCTCTTTGTACTTTAATGCTCTCTTAGCGTTATTTGTCGCTGCCTCTGGGTAATCGTTATAGGTTTCTGCTTTGTAGTTGTCATCATCCTCATGGTCTTCATTCTCTTCTTCAGCAAGATAAGCCACATAGGCTCTTTCTGCTGCTGCCTCTGAGCGATAGATACACTCGCCATCCCCGATTCTCCATCTGTTATTTCCGCAGTAGTTTACTGGCATATTATTAATTTTCTATTGGTGTAAATACAATGTCATTTTCTTGGTCAGGTAGTGGTTGTTTATGCTCATTCATGTTTTCAGTTATTTCTTCAGGTATACCCATCGGAAATGCTATGCAAGTGTATGTATCAGGTATAAAGTGCTTACAATTCCAGCACACAGGTTGTTGAAACATCATTTTCTTATTAGTTTAGTTATTTGATTAATCCATGTATTAAATGGTATTGTAATATTGTTTTTTTCATAATATTTTCTAAGCATTAACTCGCCTATTTCTTTTGCCAAAGGTCTTGGGTTATTACTTGTCATAAATTCTGCCCAAGATTCAGCAATCATCTCTGCTTTCCTACTTTCTATTGATTTACCATTCCCAGTTGCCCCATATCTTGAAAGTTTTGATGCTACACTTTGAATACCCATCGAATGCTCACGATTAAAAATAGCTTCAAATTCAGGCATTGACCTAAACTTTATAGTTTTGTCAACTTCATGGCCAAATTCATGCTGCATTGTATAACCAAAGTTTTCAGCGGATTGAGTAAACCACCCAGTATCTCTATTTCTTTTAATCATTGAATCCATCAATGTCTTACTTTTAGCCTCTTTTTCATTTACAAATACACCTACAAATTCAGTCAAATCTACTCTTGACCCACCACTAACTTGATAGCCTTCTCTATTTGTACTCCATGCTATTGTACCACTTGATACTTTTGGAACTATCGAATTTGCTTGCCTTTTTGCATAAGCTTCTGCTTGTTCTAAACCATAAGTTTTTAAGTATTGCTTATAAAGTGTACTTTCCCTCAACCCCTCAATTAATTTATCTTTCATTGCTTTATTAGCAGCCTGTGCTGAACCTATGCCGTATGTTTTCACATCAGGCATTATCTGTTTTAAGTTATAAACAGATTCATTGATATCATTTGCAATACCTATATCAATGCCTTTAAATGATACAAATTTAACATTTAGGTTTTGTCTTGCCCATTCCTCTGCCTCTTTTATTGTTTTTTTAGGCGTGTATCTTGTTGTTTCTATAATAGGTTTTTCAGGTATTATTTGAGATTGTACAGTTCTCCCAATTACAGGCGCATTTACCTTCGGTTTCATTACAAGCCTCCCATTTGCATCTCTTTTGGGTATAAAGGCAACAGTGCATCTGCAATTGATGGTAAACCCAGCAGGAGCAGTAATATCCCCAGGCTGCATTGCTGCTACAGGCTCACCTTTCTTACCTGTGGAAGTGAATGGTTCATCAAACCCCACTATCACCCCATCAAGTTCAACATGATCAAACTCATCTTGAGGTATTCTTCGTGTCCTGCTATCCCTTGCAGATATCCATTCCTTATCAACTACAAATGGGTGTGCTTCTGCTCCTTTCATGGCTCCAATGTTGGAAGACCTCATCACCTCAGTCCTAACGATTCGCCTTGCTCTAAATGTCGCATAAGCTAACTGCTCATCAGATGTGATAATTCGCACTATCTCATCAACACCTAAACCTTCCTCTATCCCTTTGCTTACTATATCAAGTAGTTTCTTTTTAGTGGTAGATGTTATATCTGCTACCAATACAAAACCCTGCTTTAGTAGGAACTCAAGCACAGCATCTGTCCACTCACGGTTAAATCCAAAGGTTTCTGCTTTTTGGTTAGCTTCAATCTTTAATGCCCTATATACACTATTGCCAAATAGTATTACTGACTCCTTGTACATCGCCTCAAATATCTTGAGCATCTCTTTATCCCACAAATCGAGTCCCAAGCGTGAACGCGCAGCATCGACCCCAATGGCTTCAATGTCTCGTGCAAATCTCTTGAACTGTGCTATAATACTATTTCGCACTTGTTCAAAATACTTTGCATCAAGCTGCGCCCGAAGTCGTTCCACCTTTCTCCAATATTCTTTGCGCTGCGCTGCGTTCATCGTATAATCTCATTTTGTAACTATGCCTTACTTCATTTCTCAACCTCTGCTCTGTTATGCAAGTTCTTTCTGTCGGCAACTTTGGAAACCTCTGCATCACTATTTGCCAAATTTCCTCATTGGTTGTTGTCGCTGTTATCATTTGGAATAGTTAAGTCCATCATTGTCTGCTCAAGTGGTATCAACCCTTGTGAAACGTAAGAGAACTGGTAAGCACCTTGTTTTTCTTCGTAACCCATTGCAGTTCTCTTCTCATCGAAAGTCAGCCAATCAGCCTGTTTTAGTTGAGCAACCATCTTCTCCATATCTGCCTGAAGTTCAGGAAGTGCAGAGATGTCGTAGTCTATGTAAACGTTTTCACCGAATCGAGGCACCAGCCATGCGTTTAACTCATCCCTCAATTCACCACAAAGAGGTGCAATTGTATTCGTGATTAAGTCACGCATTGCATTGTTGTAGTTGTTGTAAGATGAAGTATCAGTATCAAATAACACTATTGGCATTTGAAATACCCTACACCATTGATGAAGAGTCATCTGTAAAGTCTTTACAAGTTCCATATCAACTGAAGACAAGCCGAAGTTGAGGTAATTGTAAGGATATTGCATAACCCCGATGCTACCTTTGTTATCGGTTCCATTTAGCCTATCGTTTATTGCCCTTTGAATCATTGAGGCCTGTTCAGGTGTCATTTGTGGCACATTGTTATTTACCACCTCAGGCACCAGCGCACCTTTAGCACCTCCGTTCTGCGTCATCTTAGCAGATGCATCAGCAGCGTTATTTGACATCCTCAGCAACTTCCACGCAGAACGCAAAGGCGAAACGCCTCTCAAGTGTGAGCGTGTCACATCGTTGAAATCAGGATTCCAAGACTTCCAATGGCATACTTGGTCTTTAGGTATGTTTATTCCTTGTCCAACCATTAGCTTGTAACCAAGCAGTCCATAAAGGTCTTTCGGATCAGGGTAGATTTCAAGGAACTGCGTTGGTAATACATTTAATTCAACAAACCTACTGCCAGGAGTACCACCATCATTGCCGTAGATATTGCCCTCACCAGATAGAATTCTAAACCCGAACAAGTTCTGAAAGAACTGGTCTTGAGCCTGCATCGGATTAGGTCTCTCCAATAATTTAGCAAGTGGTGAATTAGTAACAATGTTTTCCTCATATGCATTCTTTCGCTCAAGCAATGCCCTCTCAAATGCTCCCTTATTGGCAATACCTTTGGAAAGTTGCTTGTAACGCTCAAGCGAAGTCTTTGCCTTATCGCCTGGCTTCATTTTGTACACATACCAAGGAATACTTGATGCCTTTCTCGCAAGGAAAGTAACAATAGAGTAAACATCAGAATTACCCATGTACCCTTCAGTGACATAAGCACCTTGATCGTAGTTCTGGAGTACAACTGCGTTTATCGGTTGCAATTCCCTTTGTACTGTCGGGTATGGGTTCAATCCCTTATTTCTCTTGAATATATCTAAAATAGCCATATTGTTATATTATACCCCAAGTCAGCTGGGGTGCGTTTAATTTTGTGTAAATAGCATATCTAAGCGCATCCGAGATATGATCATTGAACTTTACAGGCTCATCAAGTTTCTTGCCGTTCTTATCAGTCTTCCATTTATAGTTCTTTATCTCCTTGATAAGATTGGCAGAATCGTCAGTTATGAACAAAGGTATTGACTTAACCTTGCGAATGCCCTCTTTAACGTCTTTATTGGCAGATTTAGCGTTGAGTCCTGCCCTTGTTAGTTCTTCAATGGTTTTAGGTTCTGCAGCATCGCAAAATATTTCATCATATGGTGAAATATTGAGAGCCTTAACACGCTCAACCAAGTCAGAGGTTGTTAGCTTTGTTTCATACAACATCTCTTGAGCATAGGCACCATTTTCGTGAAATACAACCTTAACCAAAGCAGTAGGAACATTATAACCAAAGTCTAAGCCATACACAGTTTCCCCCTCTGGCAATTCCTTGCAAGGCTTCCAATGGGTGTAAATGGTATCGTTCATGTTGCCTTTCTGCCCTAAGCCGTAAATAAGCCAGTAATTCTCATCAGCGTCTTTTAGTCTCTCAATCTCCTCAATTAACTCTTTAGCCAAGAAAGGATTGTCCTTGTAGGTAGTAATGTGAAAGTCTGCATCATCTCTTGGTATCACCTTGTCAAATACCCAATGATATTCATCTGATGGGTTGTAATCCACCACAATCTTACCTTCTGTCCTCATTGTAAGCTGCACCCATGCCTCATAAGACATCTCTGTGCATTCGTTCATAAAGAGATATGTGCGTTTCCTACCCCTAATTTTGTGAGGCTGATCTACAGAAACGAACTCAACCAGGTTCCCATTCAGGTTATAGGTCTGCTCTGTCTTGTTGTGATTAGCCTCATCGTAAATTCCCATCTTGAGGAGGATTTCGATGAAGTCCCTAAGTACTGAGCCTTTGATGCTTGGAAGGGATTGCCTAACGATTGATAGGGTGTTGCCTCTCTCCTGTAGTAGCTTGATGATAAACCAAAGGATAATGTTGTAAGTCTTGCCTGACCTTGAACCGCCTTGCATGACAGTAACCCTTGCTTGTGATTTAGCAAGGATATCAAATACTTTGTTTGTTTGTATCTTAAGTGGTTGCCCCATTGATTATTTCTACAACTAACCCAGAAAGACTGCCTTCAATTGACTGCTCTACCCTTTTCACAGGTTCACCGAGGTAATACTTAGCAAATAGCTTTATTGCCTCCATGTCCTTTTCTTTGATCTTTTCACCCCATGCTTGAAACGCAATAGGCTCAAAAACAGATAGTTTTTCCATCTGCTCTTCTTCACTCATTCTTTTCTTTCTTCCTGCGTTGGGTCTCTTTCCACCCCAGCCATTACTGTTCGCCATGATTTCCCTCTTGTTTATTCAAATTCAATATCACTTCCATATTGTGCGTAAAGCCTTTCTCATCCACCTCATTTCGCTCATAAATGCGAAAACGTACCCAACCCTCATTTGTTTGCAGAGTGTCTAAAAACGCCTTAAAATCGTCTCTATTGACATTGAGGACAAATGAGCCATCTTTTGACTTGCGGATATAAAAGCCTTTTTTCATTTACAACAAAATTAGAAATAATTCGTACTAAAGTAATAATTTATTTTGGTGAGTAGGGTGAGTAGGGTGAGTAGGTTTTATCCTACTCACTATTAATTCTATAAAAATATATATAGTACTATATACATATATACTATCATTAATTATTCTAATATTTATAAATTTATCTTACTCATCCTACTCACTTTTGTTGTAATCCTTTACAGATAAGACTTTAGGGTGAGTAGGGTAGCAATTTTTATCCTACTCACATCTTACTCCATCCTACTCTTTTTTCATTATTTTATACACTTGTATGCGTGTTTTACCCTTTTGTTTTTTCTCATAACCCATTTCAGTAAGCACCATACCAAGCATTTTTTGGTTTATAAATAGCTTCATTTTGTCATTTATGTAGGCTAAAATCTCAGTATTTGTGTAATAACTATACCCATCATGCATTCCTGGAGGGTAAAAAAGTTTATCAATTGCTTCCTCTTCTCGATTTGGCGCACTATTTCTACCCTGTGTAAATTCCTTGATTTGCTCAATCATCACATCATTTAATTGTGATGTAAACCCTAATTTGTGCAATTCTACAAGCTGTGCAAATAGTTGTTCTTTGTCAATAGAATTATACAAATCAAAGTCAAACTTGCCTGTAATTTCTAAAACAAGGTTTCTCCTATTTCCAGTCACATCATTTAAAATCTGTGTTTCATTGGTAGTGGCACAAAGTGATGCAATCCTTTTTATTGTCACGTTTTGCTTTCCATAAGGCTCACGAAGATTAAAATAAGGTGCAGAAAGTAAACGTTTAATCAATTTTGCATCATCCTTAGATTTACCACTATACTCATCATCTAAAATAATTAGCTTTTCACACATAAGTATTTGATCATCCTTACCAGCATCAAGCTGAGAAAGTGCCATGTATTTTTTTAATGGCTCAGGAAGTAATTGCTTAAAAAAGACCGACTTTCCTGTGTTTTGCTTTCCTGCGAATATTAATTGAAGGATATTAGGCCTAAAAGCCATGACCTAACTGCCGAGAACCTAAAAATATCTGTTCCTGTGTCTGAGGTGATACATTTAACAAGTGGCTCAATCCTATCAACGCAATCCCATTTCAAGCCTTCAAAATAATCTTTTACAGGATTGTACATTGGGGTGAAATGGCTAAATAATATAGAGATAAACATATCATTAGATAGCTTTTCAAATTGTGCCTTAGCCTCCAAATAAACAGTATTTAAATCCTCAGTATTCATTTCCCTACCACGCCATTCATACTTTCTTGTTATTTCGTTTTTCTTTATTTGATATTTACGAAGAAACATCTTAACCGCTTCAATATCTAACTTAGTAGATTTCTTTTCTTCTTTCTTTTCTGCTTTGTAAACGCTTTTAACTAATGCTTTGTCAGGTATAACTCCATCATTTTCAATTATATGCAATGCCTCATCAAAAGTCATACCTGAGTCTTTTGCCAACTGCGCTGCCTTTATTTGTATCTTTTCTTCTTCTGTGTAGATTTCTAAACCATGATACTTAGCACAAGAGTAAAATGATTTTATTGAAACTGGGTCTTTATCACCAGTGTAAGGTCTAATGCAATTAAAGTATTGTATTTTACAATTTTCTTTATTGTACTTTGGTGAATACTTAGATATTAAATCATAATACTCATAACCATACTCACCATATTGTGTTGCAATGGCAAACCCTAATTTTAGCCACTGCCTATAATTATAAGTAATGTCTATTTCTTTTTTTTCAATTTGGTCTAAAACAAAGGCAAATCTTTTGTCAGAGTGTGGTATTTCAAATGCAACTTCCTCAATTTCTTTAGCTTTTACATATTCTTTAAATACTTTTGATTTGTCATTAATGTACAATTCTGGATCATAGGACACATATCTTAATCTTGATACATCTTTACATTGTATATCTATTGTAAGTCCATAGTTTTCATAATAATAAGTCTGTAAGCCATCAAATGATTCTCTATGCTTAGAGCCATCTATTTTTACAATAGCACATAATCCTGTGTGGGAAACAGACTTGAAAACAGAGTAAGAATACTGGTCTTTACAAAGTATGTCAAATACATTATTTATGTTTTGCACTTTGTCAAAATCTATCCCAATTAACCCTGTATGTTTAATTAGATTTTTACTACTTCTTTGAGAAAAAGTACCCGATATAGTGTAAGCTGGGATTTGTTTTTTGTATTTCTTTCTCTTCTCCTCATCTTTCTCCTTCATAACTTTTAGGCACAAGTCTTGCCATCTACCTGATTTTATGCCTGAAAGAATAGCATTAATTTCTTCAACTATTGTTGATTTAGTGTCGAGGCTGTTTTTATAAATTGATACTTTCATAACTAAAAATTACCCCAATGGCGATAAGGCTTAACCCGCATTGGATTTTCATCCTTTGCTCCTTACCACCACTGGGGTGCCGAAGATTTTTACTATTGATGGGGTTAAGGACATCAATATTACAACTATAAAGAATAGGAAGTATCAGTTATTACCTTAAATATAAATTTAGTGTTTTCTTTATTTCTCTTATGTTTGTTTGAAATTCACCATCTTCATCAAACATTAAGCATATATCATCAATTGCTTCGGCTTTTATAATTTCAATAGCAATTTTTAAAGCCTCTTCTCTTGTTAAATTAAAATGCTTTTGTAGTTCCTTAATGCTTTCGTTTAAATCGTCAATTGTACTGTCTTTCATAAAAAAATGAAACCTGAAGGATTGATACTGGTTGAAGCAAGTGTACATACACTTGGCAGTATCGCCCCTTCAGGCATTAAATATTTTATTTTTATCAGGCTTCAACCTCTGACTTTACAAAGATACCAAATAATCAAAGAGCGTAAAAAACTCATCAGGATTGTGTATAAATTCATACACACCCCCTGCTCTTCGTTCTCTTTCCTGCTCTTGCAATTGCTCTGGTCTTGGTCTATCACGACCTACTTTAATTTCAATCATGGCTGATCTTCCTTTTACAGTCAATGAAATATCAGCAGTGCCTTTCCTTGTGCTTGATGGAATCCATTTACCTTTAATCTGCCTTCCAGAAACGTTTATTCGTGTTGCTCTGTAACCCTCCCATTTTACATAATTGCAAATAAATGTAGTTAGTCCATTTGCTGTTTCAATCTTAGGCATCTTTGGTTCTAAGTAATACCCATCCTTATAGGCATGAGGATATTCTTCCTTGAACCATTTTTCGTGTGCTTGTTGGTATCTATTTTTGATGTTCATAAATCATAATTTTAACTTGCCTACCTTCCAATATCGCATCAATAGCTTCCTCTAAATCACACCTATAATCCGCAGGAATCAAGGGTATTTTCTCCCTTAATCCTTCGAGTGCAAACATATCAGAGTTAAGTTCTTTGTCTATTCCTTGCCTTACCTCATCAGGAAATAGAGGATTAGTCTTAAAGTCTCTAAGTATCCATTGCAGATGCTTTTCGTAGTTCTTAAAGGTTTTTCCTGCGTTTCCTTTTGATGCTCTTTGTATATCTTGAGCGAATTCTATTGCCAGCTTAATGTGCTGGATTGTGGACATTATTGAGGATTTCATGTTGTGTTATTTTAACCCCATTGCTCTGCCATTGCTTTGGCAACTGATGGGAAAGTTTTAGATCTTTGTTTAGCTGTTGTGCATCTGCTCATAAAATATTTGTTTTTCATTTTACCATCGCTACCAATCCTTGATTTTTCAGGTTTTGGATGATATTTTTCTTTATTGGCAGCCACTTCTGCAAGTCCATTAAGCCTTGGAAGATTTTTTAGCCATAGGCAAGTCTCCTTCATGTCGTTATCTCCGAAGTACCATGGATGTATTATCTGATTTGGTCTTCTCCAGTTAG